CTATGGAGCCGCTTCTGAAAAGGTCGAATGTTTGCAAACCGAAAGACGAAAATGTCGTGAAGCCGCCGCATAATCCTACCATCACGAATAATCGGGTATTTTCCGATACGGGAAACTTTCCGCTGGCAAGCGTCAAGGTGCCAAAAAATCCGATGATAAAACAGCCCAGGACATTGATGATTAGCGTACCTAACGGCAACTCTTTACTAATGGGCATTGCCCATAAGGAAATGCCATAACGCGCAAGCGTCCCTATAGCGCCGCCAATTGATAAAAGTATACATGTGTAGAAATTCATACATTCTCCTTCCATAAGGCGACCACCGCCGAAACGGTGCAGCCGGTTAATGGTAGGAGTCATCAGCTTGAAATAAGCGGTTATCGGGGGAACCCCATCCCCATCGGCACTAAATTAGCATAAATAGTTTTGCTGGCAACGATAGTGTGAAACAAACTCTATTCCTCAATCATCGCCTCAATCTTTTGAATCCTTTCGCCCAGCCAACGCATCACCGGCACGGCCATGCTGTTACCCAGCGCCTTGTAACGGTTGCCGTCGGCAGCCGGTTTACCTCGGAAAGGCACCAGCGTGTAATCATCCGCAAATCCCTGCAGACGTTCGCACTCCCGTGGCGTCAGGCGGCGCACGGCCATTGGCGATATTATCCCCGGCGTATGCGCCGTGCTGATGGTAGGCGCCGGAGCGCCATCCTCGCCCACGCCATGACCCTGCCGGTTGACGGCATCGTACTTGTCCGGATCGCGCATGGCATTGCGCAGATCAAGAGGATGCAGCACTGCGGGCTTGTTATTGCCTCCGCCGCCGCCTTCGAGCGATGGCGCAATATCTTCCTCATAGCCGATGCTGCGCGATGCCGCTGACTGACCGGGCTTGAAACAACCGGCCACAAAGGTCTGCTGCTTCATGCCGGGCTCGGCAGATAGCGCACCGGCCAGATCGCCATCTCCATTCAGGAGTCGCACCTCGTCGCGGCTATTTTGTGCGAAAGCAACGTAAGTAGACAACTCACCGCCAGAGGTGACGGTTTTAGCCTGAGCGGTTTCATTGACATACAACCCGCCGTTAGGGCGGTCTTTGCGCCTGCCATTGGCATCGCAGAAGGTGACGTTAAAGGCCACCGCATGCTGCGCAGAGGCTTGCAGCGTGAACATGGCGGCGCCATTCTCGCCAATGCCGCAGCCGATGCTGGAATCATTAGTGGAAACGCCGGTGCGCTTACCCACCTCCTGCAGCGGGATCGCTACCGCCAGCTGGCCACCGCCGTTCTGGTGACTGCCATCATGTGGCATGGCGCGCAGCGTGGGGGCGATATCCTGCATCGCGTCGTTACCACAATCCTTGGCGGAAAATGCGATCAGCGTTTCCGTATCGAAATCCTGGCGCTGCGTCGATTTCGCATTCAAAGCAGCTGCCACATTAATGCTGCCGGAGGTGTTGCCACCGCCAAAGGCCAGCAGCGGAACGCCGCGGCCAGTACCATCCTCGCTGGCATCGAATCCGTCAGCGCGCAGCGTGTGCGTTACAAAAGGTGGCTCCGCTTCTTTTGCCCGCAATGTTGGACTGATAACATCGCCTTGCATCGAGCCATGTGGCGCCAGACCGTTTCTGGTGTCATAAGCCTGCGCAATCAGGCCCCCGCTGGTGGCGAAGGAATGCTCACCGCTGCGGCCGGATCGCCCATCGAGCGTCGGCGCTACGGCCTGTAGGTATCCTGCGGCTGCTTCGTCGGTTCGGCTTCCCGGCCCGCCGCCACCGCCAGTAGCGCTGCTTGTAAGGACTCCGGCAACGCTTTGCCGCGCTTGGCGGCGCGGCGTAATATCCCGGCGCAGGCTTTCGCGCTCAAACAATACCGCCGCGGCAGGCCGCCAGTCTCCAAGATATCCGACAACGAACACACGCCTGCGCCGCTGTGGCACTCCGAAATACTGAGCGTCAAGAATCCGGTAGGCGAACCCATACCCGCATTCTGCCAGCCCTCCGAGGAAGGTGCCAAACGTCCGTCCGCCATCAATGGACAGCACGCCAGGCACATTTTCCCAAACCACCCATCTGGCGCGAGATTTTTCAGCCAGGCGTATAAATTCAAGGGCAAGGTTCCCGCGATCGTCAGCAAGTCCCTTTCGAAGCCCGGCGACACTGAAGGATTGGCAGGGCGTTCCTCCGACCAGAAGGTCAATTGCTGCATAATCATTTTCCTTCAGCGCCGTGAAATCACCATGTAGCGGCACCTTCGGATAGTGATGTTTCAAAACGGCACAGGCGAATGGATCGATTTCCGAAAATCCTTCCGGTAGCCAGCCCAGCGGATGCCAGGCGGCGGTCGCCGCTTCGATTCCTGAGCAAATCGATAGATATTTCAGTGCATGCGGCGGCATCCATAGAACTTCCGGATAGTCAAGGCGTTTACTTAAATAACATTCTGATAATCAATATTTTATAAGCCTCATTCGACTTGATAAGACGCCTTATTGAAGCGTTCATGGAATTGTCCGTAAGGACAATCATGAAAACAAACCAAGGAGTTGTTATGAAGCTTTCCGATAGCCAGCGCGCCGTTTTGAAGGCGGCGGCGAAGAAACCCAAAACCGATGTGCGTGAATTTATGAAGCATATTAAAAGCAGTCACATTCGTGATAAGGCTGTCACCGCACTGCTTAATAATGGGCTAATCATGGAAGACCCCGATGCCGAAGGCGTTGTTTACGTCATTTCGGAGGCGGGCTTCGCTGCTATTGACAAAACGCCTCCTGCGCATGCGGTGGAAGAAGATACTTCCAATCCGGAATCTGAAGCTAAAGCGTCCGCTAAAAAGCGCGAGCTGAAACCCAAGCGTGAAGGCGCGTCGAAGAAGCAGACCATGATTGATCTGTTGTCACGCGAAGAAGGCGCCACGCTCAAGCAATTAATGCATGCCACCGGCTGGCTTAAACATTCAGTGCATGGCGGAATGGCAAACCTGAAAAAAGAAATCCACGAAAAGCATGGGCAGACTATCATCGGCACCAAAGGTGACGGCGAAGACCGCGTTTACAAAATTACATGATAGGCGCACCTCTCTATGGTTGCGCAATTATTTTAAGTTATAGCGTGTCGCCCGGCCTTCGCCTGCTTTGGTAATACGTTTTAAATCGAGCAGTTTTTTGATACAGGCTTCAACCGTGCGCGGTGGAAACCCAAGCGCATCGATGGCTTCCTTGCGGCTGAAGGTTTTTTGCCCGCGCTCACCCACCCAGCGCCACAACTCCAACTGCTTTTCAGAAAGCAGGTAGTCAATATCGTCACCTTCCAGAATCTTCAGCGCCTGACGCGCCTGTTCACGAAGGATATTCAGAAAATAAAGCACCCAGGCGCTGGTATCTTCTTTTTTCTTTTTCCAGCTCGATTGCGACTTGTTGAGGGCGATATAGTAATCAGCCTTCCTCGCCTCAATCAAACGCTCATGCGACACCACGGATACGAATTCATAGCCGTTTTGCAGCAGCATCAGGTTGGTGAGCAGCCTGCTGGTTCTGCCATTGCCATCCTGGAACGGATGGATCGCAAGATATTCGAATACAAAATTGGCGATGAGCAATAACGGGTGCTTGAATTTACGCTCCCGCGCTTGCGCATACCAGGCAAAAAGCTCCTGCATTTCCTTTGGCGTCAGGTGAGGAGGCGTGGGGTCAAAGATCACGCCAACTACCTCGCCGCTTTGATCTTTGGCCTCCACACGGTTCGGCCCGAATTTATAGTGCCCGCGATGACGCTCGTCCTTATCGCTGTATTTGAGCATGTCACGGTGCAGCTGCAGGACGGTGGATTCCCTGACGGGAATATCCGCATAGCGCTCAAACACCAGCTCCAGCATTTCGAGGTAACCCGCCACCTCCTGTTCGTCCCGCGTTTTGAATTTGCGGATGCGCAGGTTTTTATAAAGCGCTTCAACCTGCGCATCGGTGAGCTTGTTCCCTTCGATGCGGTTGGAGGCGCCGGTGGAGGTTACAATCACTGAATGGGTGAGCCGCTCAATGGTTTGTGGCAGCAATTTACCGGCAATCTTCCAACTGTTTTTGACAGCGTCAATCTCCGAGATTATACTGAATACTTCCTCGATCACCTCCGGCTTCAGGCTGAGACGAGTAGTTAGTCTCTCTTTTTCAAAGCTCATAGAATCTCACTTTAGTTGATGTGAGAATATGTGATATTATGTGAGAAAAGTCAACTACAGGCTAGGCATATATCCATTTTCACCCAATTATATCCATTTAATAACCGATTATAGACAAGACAATCCCCGCATCACCTTGCGGTGATGCGGGGTACTGATAGTTACTGGCCGCTGCCGGTCGAGCTACTGCCAGACGCGCTGCTGCCGCTGGTGCCGGTAGACCCGCTGGTCGACGTGCCGCCAAGGCCATCGGTTAACACCTGCAGGCCAGCCTGAATATCGGCGATGTTGGCCGCATCGGTGGATTCGCTTGCGGTAAGCGACTGAATGGAAGCGTCGATAGATGCGATGTGCGCCGGATCGACGGCAGTCTGGGAAGCTTTAATGGTCGCCACCACGGCAGCCATGGCATCGGTAAATGCAGACATAGTTTTACTCCATAAAATGTTGATGGTTTCTCCGGCTCCAAGATCGAAGCCGGACGGAGAAGATTCTCCTATTCGCCGACCGGTGCGATCAGCGAATTCCTTGGTGTTCACCGCATCGGCGACGCGGCTGGCAAACAAATCGAGATGCTCGTCCTTGACGGCCGCTCCGCTTTCCTGATTGCAGGATTGCAGAACGCTTTTAAAGAAATGTCGCATGGATAATGCTCCCTTGGTGATGTAATAGGTGATGGTGGAAGCGGGAGCCGGATTTGAACCGAGCGACCTCGTGGCTAATGAACCACGCGAGCTACCACTGCTCTATCCCACTGAAGCTTGGTGCAGGCCGTTGCCGGGAGAACCCGCCGAAATGGCCTGCATATACAGATCGAAGTGATGATCCGCAAATACCCCCCACGGATCGTTAGGCGGTGGCGATGCGTTCAGCCTGGTATTCGTCCAGGGGAATACATAGGGATCGAGGTATGGAATGGTAAATGGCACGTCGCAAACGGGATCGTGGCGGTTCTTGTAAGCGGTTTTGGCATAGGGTGTGACCAGCTCCTTTATTTTTTGAGCGCCAGGCAGCGGTGAGCCGAATACGACAATGCGATCGCCAGCCGTAACCGTGTCATGCTCCGCCACCAATGCGGCATACACCCATGCTCTGGCGGCTCCCAGGCTGTGGCCGGTGATGATGGTCGGTTTTTTGGGGTCGAGCCGCACCTGCCCAAGCACATCATGCATACCTTCGATGAAGCCGGGATGCACACCGCCCAGGTCAGGGTCATCGACCATTTGCGCGAAATCCTCGAAATCGCGCACCCAATCCAGAAACGTCGTGCTGCCGCGAAAGCAGATCACCGTGGCCTCGATAAAATGCTTAATCCCGACGCACACGCCGTCAGGGTCTATAATCTGATCGAGCTTGGTAGTATCCCAATACAGATTATAGACGACCTGGGCGATATCGAGATCACTTGCCACTTTTATTAACCTCCGGCCATTTCAGGTCGATGATGTGGTCAATCGCGCCGCCGAGGAGCATCCCGCAGGAAATCAGTTCAGCCTGCGGGATGGCATACCCCAGCGTCCTCGCCAGGAGTGCACCGGCGAGGACGATAAAAGCGGCAAGAGTGATGCCGATAATATTGGTGGCGGGCATGTTACGATGCCGAGGAGCTCGACGCGGCGGTAGCAGGCGTATTGCCGATAGCGCTGATCCACGCGGTTAACCCGTTACCGACGATATTAAGCGCCGCCGTTTGGGCTGGAGCGGATAGCTGCGGCACCTGCAGCAAGACATTCGCGGCGGCATTTTGTACGGTCAATAAATTCGCGCCGGGTGACGCCAATGCCTGCGCAAAAGCCAGAAGCGGCGTTTTTAACAATGCCACTTCAGCTTCGGCGATCTGGGTAAGCACGTGTTGCGGGGTCGATGGTGATGAATTCATAAAATTACTCCTTTAAATTGCGCTGCCGTTTAACATAACGTCAGCAAGCTCCCACGCAGCGTGTTTGGGCGTTTGCCGATGCCATTAGCCGTCCGGTAAGCGTTCGGCTGATTGTTCTTAAGAATTCGGAGCCAGCGTTCCGCCAGCTTTGAGGTAAGCGGCCTGTAAATCGTTCATGGTATTCCGGCGCTGGCCGTAAGGGGAGCCAGGCAGGCTTGCCCATATCGCGCCGCATTTGAGGATAGCGCTTGCCAGTTTTCCGGTATCGATATCGGCCAGCGCGCGCCGCTCGGAAAGTTGCCGTATTGCAATCGCATCCTGCGAAGCAGGCGAGAAATCCGGTACGCCAAGCATTTCCTTGTAAGCATCGTAATAACGGGCAAGCAACTGGTAGCGACCGGCTGCAGTGGAATCCAAATCAGCGTTATAAATGCGGGGATGATCGGCATAGCTTCTAAAGAGCAATGGATGCTGCGGGGTCGATCCCACCAGCACATTGTATCCGTTGTCGCTGCCTGGTATGGTCGATGTGCCTTCCGACCATGCGAGCATGTCGAGAAAGGCTTGGCGGTTCCCAGGCATTAGAGCGTGCTCGACCAGTCGAAGTAGCGACCCAGACTGTCGGTGAAGGCCGAGAATTCAAAATCGGGGACGGTGAAATCCTCGTTCTTGAAGTCCCAACTCATCTTCGTCGGGATGGCGGCATAGAGGGTAAGACACATATTATTCCCGGCATAATTGTTACCGAGCTGCATTCTGAACTGCGGCGATGAACCCATAAGCTGGTTGACCGCAGTGATGCGGTTGCCGGTTGTGGTCTCGAAATAAGCGTAAGAGATGATGACCTGAATGCCTGCCGTTTCATCCGCCGCAGCGAAGGTATAAGTGCCGGTTGTCATGTCACAGGAATACTGGCCAGCCGCAGGCGCGGATGCGACGGCGGTCATTTGAATGCCGGTTGCGGCATTGAACACGCCGAGATCAACGCCGGGATTGCTTGAGGACATCGAGGAGCCGTTAGCGACGATCAGCTGATAAGGCGATGCAGGAATAGCCGTGCCGCCCGGGCCGCCTTCGTCGACGATTTGGATCTGCTCGCCGGTTTGAAGCGTCTGGCCAAGGAAAGCGTCATTGAGTTGGCGGGCATTGAGATTGGCGATTTTGGCTTTGCCGGTGATTTTCTGCTGGCCGCGCGCGACTGCAACGGGTGCCTGATACTGACCGTACAGTTCCTTCACCTCAAAAGACATATCGACGCTGACATCCTGGAGCGTCCCGATGCGTGTGGGCGTCGGCACGGCGATGTCGGTGCGCACAAGAAACAGGGTTCCGGCGCCAAAGTTATATTGCTGTAGCATAATGTGGACTCCATCTAAGGGATGTGCCGTCATCACGACGGTATGGATGCCTTGCCGAAGGGCATGTCGGGGCTTTCCACCGGTTTGGCCGGAAGATATTAGGGAACCAGAATTTTGACGGGAATAATTGCCTTGGCGATGCCGTCAAGCACGCCGGGAAACTGTTCGATTTCGCCTTCTATCCAGGCATGCGAAACAAGGCCGCCGAGCGTCTGCACATTCGAGACGATATTGGGAGCAAGTGCGGTCTCAATCGCATCGATAATGTCGTTAAGCCCTTGCTCCGGATTGGCATTGGGGTCTTTGCCGGCATCGGTATAAACCCACAGCTCCGCCGTAATGGTGCGCTTGGGCGGCAAAGCGCGCGCTTCACGCGGTGGGTAATGCGTTCCGGTCGATTGAACGAACAGCGCCGGAAAGGATGCGACCTTGCTCCATAATAAAAGACGGCGGCCACTGGTATTGAATGTGGCCGCCGTAAGCGCAAGGGAGAACAGAGCCTCAATGATAGTTTCGCGGCTAGGCGTCATTGTCGAAGGCCTTTGCTGATTGATCGATCACCTGCTGCAGCTGCGCCGTCGCATCGCCCTCCACATCGGCAAGTCCGCCGCGCATGTAAACCCGCGCATCGATATTTGTGATGCGGTCATAGGCGCGGACATTGATACGTGTCGGCGAAATCTCGCGTCCGAACGCTTCGGAAATCGTGCGCTGGTAAGCGCGGGGCTTTACTCCGCGATGCGAACCATATTCGAGCGCAGCCGCTTTGATGTATTCCGACTGCGTAAGACCGCCTTTGAGCGTTACCAGTCCTTTAATTTTTTGCGGATCATCGAAAACGCGGGATATAATCTCGTCTTTTAGCTTATCAGTACGCGATGGTGCCAGCGCCTGCACCCTGTCATGCAATGTGTCCGTTAAGGCGCGAATCTTCGCCAGCAGGGAATCGTGAAGTTCCTTTGGCCATTCGCTGAAGCGGGCGACGACACGGCGGTCACCGGTGATGACAGCGTTAAAATCCATTATTCAAAATCCATATTCAGGTCGCCAGCGGCACACGGTATTTTTCAAGCGTCGCCGCGATATCGGGCGGAAACGCTCCGGTCTGGCCGGGCATGGCGCCTACCCAATATTGCTCTGTGCCTATATTGGGCTCGCCCTGGCTTTTCAGGAAAGGATCGCGCCCACGCGCTTTGAAACGGGCGGTGACCAGACGAAGCATGGCCATTTCCAGATCAGGCGGCGGTGTGCCGGAACCAGCCTCAAAATAGCCCGCCGTGTACTGGACGGTATATTGGTCAGGGCTCCAGCCGGTCGGATATCCGGTATTCGGGTCGATCTTCGTCAGCCATCCGCGCGCCGCATCGAGCACGAAATCCAAGCCCGCCGTGAGCGTATTGCCTGTGTTGAGCGCGACGGTGTCTATGACCGAAGCCACCGACACCACCGGCCAGCGCGAAAGGAGCAGCTCGGAGAGCATGCCGGTCACCTGGTAGGGATACGGATCACGGTCGGGGTAGATGACATCCTTCACCGTTTCGATGGGAAACACGCGATTGCAATACTGCGCCACCAGCGCCGATTGCTCGGTGATGAACCGGGCAAGCGTGGCATCGCTGGAGGTGTCAGTGCCGGGGATAGCTAGATCGTCCTTGATGTTCGCGAGCGTCGTCAGATCATAGTTTGACGCTGCTGTTATAACAGTTGAGACGATTCGGACGGGCATGTTGTTTTCCGCTTGCGGGT